AGTTCCACCGTCTGATAGAGCTGCGACACCTCCTCGATGTCGCGCTGAAACGCCCCCCGTGTCCCCGTCTGGTCCAGCGCCCGATTGATGCGCTGCGCCAGGGGGCCCTCATTGCGCCGCAGGCTATTAGCCAATTGCTTCAGTTTGAACGACGACATCGTGAGGTCGGGGGTGACATCAATCGTGCGCTCCACCAGGGTGCTCAGGTCTTCGTGGGCGCGTACTCGCGCCCACTGCCGCCGGGCTTCCTGTAAATCCGCCACGGTCATGCCCGTCGGCACCCGTCCCCGCGCAATCCCCGCATCAATCGCGTCATCGACCGCCCCTTGAAAATCCTCGAGCAGTTGCCGCGCTTCGTGCGAGGTGAGTTCTTCGGCCCGCGCGCGCACGGCACTGCGGAGCTGTTGTAAATCCCCCACCGGCCAGCCCGCCACGCGCACGCCCGGCCCGGGATTCCGCAGATTCTCGACCAGCTGTTCATAGCGTCGGCCGGTTTTATGCCCCCGATCAATGCGCCGCACCTCAGCCAGCAAATCCTCATACTTGCCCTGACGGAGCCCTTGAATTTCCTGCTGCATGATCCCGGTATCAAGCTGGAGCCCACTGGCCCGCACGGCGTCAAACTGCTGCCCCACCTGCTGCCGGGGCGGCGCCTGGAACACCCCGGGGAGATCCCGCGCCCGCCGCGCCGCCTCATCGAGCCGGATCAAGCGCCCACCCTGGGTGCCCCGGCCAATGTGTCTGACGATCCCGCGCACCGTACTTTCAGCGATTTCGGGCACCGCCGACCACACGGCTTCCCGGCCAATTTCCTTCCAGGTCGGCCACCGCCCTTCCGTGGCGAGCGTCCCGGCGGTCAAGCCGGTCACCGCCCCGACGGTGCCGCCGATGGCCGTTCCCGGTCCTGGGAGCACCGCACTGCCCGCGCTCTGGCCGATCATCTCTCCCACACCTGCCGCCGTCTGGGGGACCTGGGTGGGGTCCGTCATCCGCTCTACCGCAGGGATGGCAAGCTCTGGCAGGCCGCCAAGCACCCCACGGCTGGCAGTCCGCACCGCACTGCGGGCGATCTGGCCCCATGGCATGGGTGCCGTGGGCTCTGGCGCCGGCATGAGCCCCTGCGCCGCCGCCGTGCCAGGGGGACCAAGGACCTGCACGTCCACCTCATAGGCGCTCTGCGGCGGGGAATCCGGCAGGTCCGGCGCCGCCGCCGGAGCCAGGGCTGCCGGGGGCCGGTCGGGGAGATCCGGGAGGGCCATGCGGGCGGCGCCAGGCGCCAGCAGGGGCAGGTCAGCAGCCTCCGCACGGGCCGGGGTCACCGCGCTCGCGACCGGTTCGCGCATGGAGGCGGCCGCGGCCAGTCGGGGACTCAACCGGTCCAGGCTGATGCCGCCACGTTCGTTGGTGAGGATCTCCTGCAGGCGCCGCCGCGCCCGCGTCCCCACGCCGCTCTTCGGGAGAAATCCGCCGGCCTGCGGCTGATACTGGATCCGAACCAGCGGGGTCACGGCGTCCAGGAGCGGTTCATTATCGGGGCCTATCCCCACTTCCTTGCCGGTCACCAGCCAGGCGGGACGATCCAGGATCGTGCCAATCGTGAAGGCGTGTTCCCCGGTATGGGGATGCGCTTCATCGAACCGCAGGACGTGTTCCAGCGGATCGGCCCGGGCCGGATAGACCGAGACCCCCCGTAAGCGCTGTCCCCGCGCAAAATCCTGCGAGGCGCCCCCACGGGGCAGGCTCCCAAACCGCACATAGAGCGCCTGGCCGAGCAGCGGACGCATCCAGTCCGGCGTCTGCTGCAGGCGGGCCGCCGCCTCCTGCGCCAACGCCGTAAAGGTCTGCAGTTCTTCCGGGGCCATCTCGGGCGCGGTGGCGAGCAAGGCGCCCTCGCGCGAAAAATTGGCCCAGATCAGGGGCGCCCGGGAGCGCTCGGACTGATACTCAACGCGCAGCAGCTGCGTGTTCTCCCGGCCTGGAGCGAGCCGAACCCGGAGCTGCAGGTCTGGCGTGTAGCCGGCCATGCGCATGGTGGGCGACGCGGCCCGGGCATCGATCACCGGCTGCAGTGGCGCCGCGTCCCGGGACGCAAACGGGCGCCACGGCAGCGCCGCTGGCCCCTGAATGCTTCCCCTCTCGCTGGTCAAAATGCCCCCACGCCGGCCCAGGATGTCCCGCTCCGGAACTGCCACCGCCGGCCGCGACGTCCCGACCATGGAGCGGTCCACTCCTTTGAGCCCCCCATAGAGCGCCTGCCCGGCCGGCAAGACGATGCTGGCCACGTCGCCAAACATGCCCGGGTCTTCCAGTCCCATGCCGACGTTGGCGCGGCGACTGGCATACGAACCGGCGATGGCCCCGAGGCCGGTGCCAATGGCCACACCGGGCGGGCCAAACGGCGTCCCCAGGAGTCCGCCAATCCGGGCCCCGGTGGCAGTCCCCCCGGCACTGATCCCGGCTGCGGCCCCGGCGCGGGGCAACGCCTCGAACTGCGGGCCATACTGCGCCTGGAGCACCGGCTTGACCAGGCCATAGACGGGCCCGGCAATCGGGACCTGCTCCAGGGCGGTTTCGGCCGCCTGGCCCAGGCGGTGCAGGAGCGTGGGCGTCTGCGGCGCCGGAGCCAGGGCTGCCGGGGGCCGGTCGGGGAGATCCGGGAGCGGTGTCCGCGCGGCGCCCGGTGGGAGCGTGGGCAGGTCGGCGGCTTCCGCGCGACCTGGACTCACCGCCCGCGCCACGCGGGAAAACAGCGCGGGGTGCTGCTGGTGTTGCCGCTGGTACTGCCGGACCATGCGCACATACGTCGGGTTCGAGAGTTGCCCATCCCGGAGCCCAACGCCCTGGTTATAGGCGGAAATGCCCCGATCTTCGTTGCCTTCGCGGGCGATGCGGTTCTTCAGGTAGGCAATGCCCCCCCGGATGTTCCGAGGCACGTCGTAGCGATCCTGGGGCGATAATCCCACTTCCTGAGCCGCCGCGGGATGGAGCTGATACACCCCAACGGCCTGGCCCTTATCGCCGATCTGCCACCACTCGAAGGCCGACTCCGTCTGCGCCACGGCCAGGGCCAGCGCCGGATCGACGCCTTGCCTTCGGGCTTCCTGGCGAATCATATCCTGGATCTGCCGGGTGGTGTACTCCATCAGTTGGTCACCTCCCACCCCTGGCTACGATACCACTCGATGGCTTGATCGAGCGTCCAGCCAGGTTTCAGTTTGTCCTGGATCTCGGCCCGGCTGGCGCGCTTCCCGCCCGCCTGCCCCCCCGTCCCGCTGGTCCCCGGCTTCGGTGCCGCCGTGGAGCCAAACTCCAGCGTCACGTTGGCCGGATCGACTCCAGCCCGCCGCGCCAGCTCCTGGTACTGGCCCCGGGTGCGGTCATAATCCTTCGTCGCCTGGTCATACAAACCCTGCGCTTGCGCCAGAAACTGCTTGCGGGTCTCCGGGGCGAGGCGTTCGCCACTGATCAGCCGGTTATACTGCGCAATGACCCGCTCGGGCACGCCCCCGGCATTCTGCGCCGTGGCAAATTCGCCCTCGCGGACCGTCGAGCCCGGATCGAGGAGCTTCATATAGCTAAAGATCAGACTGATGTCGCCCGGGCCGGTTTCCTGGGCACTCTGGATGCGACTATAGGCGTCCGCCACCGTCCGATAGTCTTTGGTCAGACCGGTAAACTCTTTGCGCAACCCCTCTTCACGCTCGCCCGCGCGCTGGGTCTGCGTGCTCTCCCGCGTCTGCTGGCGCTCCGCCCGGCGGTCCGTCACATCCTGCGCCATCACGTCCGTGCGCTTCTGCGTCTCGGCGAGTTCCCGTTCCCGCAACTGCTGGTCGACAACCTTCTGCTGTGCCGTGAGCGCGTCCTTCTGCGCCAGCCCGGCCGCCTGCCAGCGCGCCAGAAAGCTCCGATCGGGGGTGGGCGGCACGCCCTGAATGGGAAACCCGGCCGCACGCATCTGCTCGATGCCCCAGTTCCACGCCTGCTGCGGATCGCCTCCGGCGTCCCACTGCTGTTCGACGGCACGGGCAATCTGGCCGCCAAATTCCAGGGACTTCAGCCGGTTCTCGAGCAGGTCTTTTTGCGCCGCCAGGGCATCTTTGGCACTCGCCGCTTGCGTCTTCTCGTAGCTCTGCTGCGCCTTGAAGACCGTGAGCGGATCGCTGGTGGTGCGGTACGCCTCGGTGAAGGCGCGTGGCACGTCCACCGTCGCCTGCCCGGTCGCGGGATCGGTCACCACGGCGCCGCGGAAGGCCCGCGCCAGCGTGCCCCGTTCCTGTTCCTGGCGCTGCGCCTCGGCGAGCTGCATCTGCTCCACCTGGCCCTGGCGCTGGGCGGCCTGGAGCTGGAGCGCCACCTGCTGGCCCTTCTGGAAGGCCAGCGGATCGACGGGCGTGACACCCTGGCCGGCAAAGAAGCTCAGGCGGGGGTCCAGTGGCATTGCTTCACCCTTTCGCCCTGTTATCAGGCAAATTCCCACGGATCGTACGGCACACTGGTGGGATTGTAGCCATAGCCCACCTGCCCCGGCGGCGGGGCTGGCCGATGCATGTACATCCCCGCCAGGCTCCCCAGGGTATTCGCCGTCGTGTTGGCAAAATTCCCCCAGGCATTGGCGCTGCCGATCTGCCCGGCGGCCAGTACGTTGCCCCGTTGCAGGGCCAGTTCCCCGGCATTGGCCGCATAGTTCGCCCCCAGACCGCCCAGGTACTGGCTCGTCGTCTGCCCCGTCCCCGAGAGTCCGGCCAGGCGGTTGTACTGCGTCTCCCGCAGCCCCTGCCCGAGCTGCCACTGTTGCAAGGCGCGGTTGTACTGATCCTGATTGGCCGTCAGCGCCCGGCCATAGCGCAGTTCATTCTGTCCCAGGGCGCGCCCGTATGCCGCGCCGTACTCCTGGCTGCCCATCTGCTGGCCGAGGTCCAGCGCGCCGCGCAGGGCCCCGCCACTGAGCAGCCCGCCGCGCGCCGCGGCGGTGCCTTCCAGGGCTTGCATCCCCGTCTGGAGCCGGAACTGGAAGCCGGGGTCCTGTTGGAGCGTCGCGGCGGTCGGGGGCACGAAGGTGTACTGCCGGGGATCGAGCCCGCGCGGCGCCTGAAACGGCTGCCCGGGCCCCTGCCGAATCATCTGTTGCAAGCGCGGCAGGGCCCATGCCCCGGCTTCGCGCCACGGCGCCAGGTCGGCGCGGGTCTGCTCGAATTGTTCGCGCTGGAGTTGCACCGCCGCGTCCGAGGCGGCGGCCTGGGTCTGCGAGGCCTCCCTGGAGGCTTTTGATTGACTGGCGGAACTGATCGCGGCGGTGCCAATCGTTGCCGCCGCTGCCACTGCCGCCGCTGCCACAACCATCGCTTAGTCTCCTTTGAGCACCTTGGCCCAGGTGCGCTCGATCTCCGTGTAGCCCAGCCGGGCATACAGCGTGCTCAGATCATAATGCTGCTTCGTCCCCAACAGGATCTTGACCATCCCCCCCACGCGCTGCTGCACGGTGCGCTCCACGGCCTGCAGCAGCCGGTAGCCGGCCAGCCCCTGGCGCCATTGCGGATGCAGCCAGAGCACGTCCATGTGGTAATGCAGCGTGGTGGCATAGTGCAGGTGCGGCTTGAGGATGCCCACCACATAGCCCACGAGCTGCCCCTCGGCCCGGGCCGTCACGACGTGCAACACGTCGGCCTGGTCGAGCGCCGTATAGGCGGCGTGGTCGGGCACCAGCGGGATCACGTCCTGGTCCAGCGCGATCTCTTGCCAGTGCAGATCCCACAGCGGGCGGGCTTCGGCCGCAAAGGCGGGCCACGCTTCCTGCTGGAAAGTCAGCATGCGACCTCCTCCCGATCGGGTTCGTTGGCGGTGTGAATGTCGCAGATAACATGGATGCGCTCGGTCTGGCCGTCCCCGAACCACTCGACGCTATGCTCCCGGTCATTGCGGAAATACCACACCTCCCCCGCCGCCATGTGGACGACCTCGTCCTCACAGGTAAAGACCGCCGCCGGATCGGTCTGGAGCACGAGATGATAGCGTCCCCAGAAGCGGAAGCGGCAATACTGGAGGGGATGCGTCCCCACATCGCTATGTCTGGGAATGATGGCTCCCGGCTTGAGGCGTGAGATGATCACGCGTCCGAGTTGCTCACACCCCACCTGCGCACACAGGGCCATGACGAGCTGGCGGACTTCCGGGAGCTTCCAGGCGGCCTCATACCAGACGCACTGGCGCTCCGGCAGGCTGCCATCGAGGGCCTCGAGGCGCAGGATAATATCCTCAGCGGCCGCATGCGGGCTGCCTGGGGTGGCGGTGCGAAAGGTCAAAGCATTCCACAGCTCTGGTTGTCTATAGACGGATAAAAGCGCTGGCTGCACGTGAATGCCTGATGCCAACTGCAAAAAGTACTTCATCCAGCATCTCCTTCACCTCGTCCACCAGGGCTTCCGGCACGACATGCACCTGCGGCACGGTATAGTCTGGATAGCGTTCGATCAGCCGCGCCTGGACCTGCACGCACACGTGAAACAACCGCCGCTCGCGCTCGTTCCGACTCCAGCGCACGCCAGCCTGCTCCAGCAAGTGCCAGATGTGCACCATGGTCCTTTGTCCACCGGCTTCGCCGGTTGTCCTTTGTCCTTCGTCCTTTGTCCCTTGCAAAGGACAAGGGACCAATGACCAATGACACCCACCGGCGCCAGCCGGTGGGCTAGGCCGCCAACGCCGCGCGCACGGCATTGACCGCCGTGGCCAGCCCGGCATCATTCGTCTCGACCACGCCTTCCCAGGCACTGGTGAGATTGTCCCGGAGGGCATCCGCACTCGCCGGGGCATCCGTCAACGTCGGCAGCGCGGTCACGCTGACCACCGCCGGCAAGCCGGCCACCACCGCCGCACGCCAAGCCTCCAGCGCCTCAAGCCGGGTCTCCTGGTCGCTCTGGCTGGTCTCCAACGCCTCCACCCGGCCTTCGAGCGTCGTCACCCGCGCGGTCAGGGCCTCGACGTCGGCGGCGAGCTGGAGGAACGACGCCTGGAGCGCCGTGAGTTCCGCTTCCAGCCCGGCCACGGTGGTGTTCGTACTGCCGAGATCGTCTTCCACCTGCGTAATATGCCCGGCATTGAGCAGGACGCCCCCCGCTAACTCGGTGTTGGTGGCGGATTCATGGCCCCCTTGCCGTTCATAGGACTGTTGAAACCAGGCGAGCCATCCACGGGTCAAGCGCAAGGTCTCGCGCTCGACCACCGGGGTTTGCAGGAGCACCGGGGCTAAGGTCGTGGGCATCAGGATCTCCTACGCAATCGACGCGCCAAGAAACGCCACGGGCACCGGATCACTCACGGTCACTTCCGCCACGAGCTGCCGCGCCCTCCCCAGCCGCCGCCACTCGACCGTCCGGCCATACTGGCCCTGGCGGTGCGCCGTCGCCCAGCGGGCATTCTCCCAGGTGTGGCCGGCGTCTCGACTGAGCCGCAGCATGACCTGCGGGTCACTCCCTGGCACCACCCCGCCGTCCAGGCCGACCCCGGTCTCCATGAGCACGCGCAGCCGCTGGACAAACAGCCATTCCTGCTCCTGCCGCAGCACCGGGATGACGCGCTGGCGCACCAGCGGATACGTGTCGTCCGTGTAGCAGGTCGGGTCCATGGTGTACAGCGTGCCGTCCTCCCAACTGCCCACCAGATGCTGCCCAAAGGCAAACGTGTGCAGGTATGGGCGCCACGGATACCACACCGGGTCCGGCTCCGGGAGCCGGAGACTGTTGGCAAACAGCGTGCCCCGTTCCGCCCAGTGCTGCGTGGTCAGATCATACCACCACGAGGTGTCCAGGTCGGGCACGTACAGGCCGTACCAACTGTGGCCTTCCTGCACATAGGTCATGCCGACGGCCTCGTGGAGCTTTTTCGACTGGCTCAAGACCCACTCCACCGGCGGCGTCGAGATGCGCTGCGGCTGATAGCCCCGCGCCTGCACCACGGCGCCGTGCCCGCGTGGACTGCTCGTCACCCAGAACACCTGGTTATCGAGCGAGCGCGCCACATACGGCCCCACACTCCCCACCTCGATCAGCCCGCCCGGCAGCCGCTGGAAGGGCGTGAAGGGATCGCCGGTCGAGTAGAGCACTTCGGTCGTCTGCGTGCCAAAGAGCCACAGCTCGCGGTGATCGACGAGCAGCCCGACGAGCGGATCGGCGCGGGCTTCGGCGGTGGCAAACGCGAGACTGTCGACACTCGGACTGTACAGCTCGCTCCACTGGTACTGCCCGGTGCCGGCCACGTCCCAGACGAAGCGGCCGTCCAAAAAGCCGAGGGTGCGGCCGGGGCGAAAATCGGGGTCTTCCGTGGCGCTGAAGGCGTTCGTCGCCAGGGTCAGGCCATACCCCTGGGTGCCATCGACGAGGGCCAGCAGGAGGCCATTATCGGCCAGGGAGACGATGCCGGTGCTGGAGCGCAGCGTGCCACGCGCCACCAGGGGCCCGGCGCTGAACAGTTCGTACAGGGTCGGCCCGGCCACGACGAAGACGCGCCCGGTGGTCGAGGTATACAGGCCGCGAATCGGCCCCGCCGCCGCCGGCGCGCGCCGCCGCAAGCCCGGGATGCCGTACAGGGCCAGCGTCGGGGGACTCACGCCGCTGGCGCAGACCTCGGTGAACAGATTGATGGTTCTGTCTGGACTGACGTCCAGGCTTCGTGAGCGATATGATGGCCCGCAGAAAGGAAACTCCATCACCGCCTCCACACATACTGGCCGCTGCTGGCGTCCCACTCCCCGGCCTGCCGGCCGCTCAGCGCCGGGTCCAGGCCCAGGGTCGGCACGACCGTATTGGTGCGCTTGATCGCGGAAAACGCCTGCGCAAACGCCCCGACGAGTGCGGTGGACGCCTCGCGGCCATACTCCACCGCGAGATCGAGCGCCAGGCCGAAGCGTAACGCTCGCTCATACCCCGGCGGAAACGTCAGCTCCGTATCGAGTGACGCAAACCGCCTCAAAGGCACCCACGGGAATAGCCCCAGGACGTGTGCCTCCTGCGGCACCGGCCACACCCGCAACTCCCCCAGCGGGTACGTCGGGGTGTACTGCCAGAGCTGCGGGTAGAGGCTGCTCAGGCCCTTCTGCGCCAGCGCTTGATACTCCGCCTGGCTGGATGCGGTGAGCGGCCATTCCATGTCCTGCCCGGTGAGGGAGAGCACGGCGCCCTCCACCTGCAGCGGGCGCGGCTGGGCGATCATGCCGCCTGGCACCCCCCAGGTATACAGCGCCTGCCCGACGATCAAGGGCACGTCCAGGCGCTGGATGGCGTAGATGGTGAGCCGCTCATTGCTCCACGAGTCCACGAGCTGATTGAGCGTCTGCAAGGCATCGAAGGCTTCCTCGGCGGTCGGCGGCTCGTTCGAGGCCAGCACGCCCAGCAGGCGCAACGTCGACGCGATGAGGGCGCGGGCGGTGGTGGGCATGTCATGGCTCTCCCAGCAAGCGCCGCACGGTGGTCGTTGACACCCCCAGCGCCTCGGCAATCTCGCGCTGCGTGCTGCCACTCTCCCGCATCGCCCGGGCCTGTGCGCGGGTCTCCTCCTGCGGCGCCTCGGCGGGGAGCCCGCTCGCCTCGGAGAGGTCCTCGGCCTCGGGGAAGGGACCGGCGGGACTCCCAGCATGCCCCGGCGCCAGGGCGTCACACTCGGCCTGGTTCTGGACGACGACCTGGCGGCCATCGGCGTAGAAACGATAGGACGGATAGGACGACGGATAGTCGGGCATGAGACGTCTCCATGGGCGGGAGCGCTCCTCCCGCCTCAGATCTCCCTACACCAGGGCCTGCCACATCCGCACGGCCCACTCAGGCCTGCAGGCGCTCTCCCCATGGAGGAGTTCGCAGCGGGTAATCCACTGATCGCTTAAGGCCGCCCACTGCCGCGTGATGCGCAGACTCACCCCGAGCTGGTCATCCGTGGCGCGGCTGGCCTCCGCGCTCTGCGACGGCAAATCCAGGTCCACCGTGGCCAACGTAAAGGCATCGCGGTGGAACGCCAGCCCCTGCACATAGGCCGTGCTGGCCGTCCCCAGCATGGTAATCGGCGCGCTATCCGCCGGGCTATTGGAGACCGTCTGGTACGGTCCAGTCACGGTGATGGAGGGCTGGATGGCAATGGACGCCAGGCCCGTCGCCCCCGAACTCGCGTTGGCCGTGGCCACGAACTGTTGCAACTGGCCGGTCGATTGCTTGTTCTGCGGATTGACGCTATAGACGCCGGCGATGGTGAAGACGTCGCCCTTTTTAACCCGCAACGCGGCGGCCGCGGTCCAGCCCTTGGTCAAGAGCGTCGCGCCGGTCTGGGTGGCGCCGTCCACCTGCGGCGTGCCGCCATAGGGGCCGGTCGTGTGCGCGACCACGTTCTGATCCATCGACCAGCGCCAGCCGCCCATGAGCCCCATCGTGCCGGTCTCGTACTGGTTAGCAATTTGCTCGCTCGACTGGAACAAGCCCTTAAAGGCGCTGACGGCACTGGCCTGCTGGCGCGGGCCAATCACCACCGAGCGGAAGCGATCGCGCGGCGCGGCGCTCTCATCGAGCAGCGCCCCGGCGTTCATATAGGATTGAAAGAGCGTGTCCGTACTGGTGGTGTCCACCATCACCGAGTTCCACACGCTGCTATAGAGTTCGAGCACTTTCCGGTCCACGTCGTTGGCCAGCGTCGCAATGGCCGGCTCCAGCACCCGCTGGCTGTAATCGTCGAGGGACAGGGCGCGTTCGGCACTGGTGAATTGCACCGGGACCACGGGTTGCCACTGGATAGTGAGCGGCGTCGAGGTCTCGATATAATCCTGCGGGGTCACGCTCGGGCCGTTCTGGACGGTAAAGCGCGCTGGCACGCGGATATTGATGGTCGCTCCCACCTTCCCGCCCGCCTGCGCGAATTGACTGTCATACTGCCGGTTGACCTGGCTCGCCATCTTCAAATTGTTGCGGAGTATGGCGAGGGCCCGGCGGGTCACGAGGCTTATCGTCAGTAAGGTGTTCGGCATGGTGACACTCTCCTCATCCTCCTAGCGCGACCCCGGGAACTGGCTCTTATAGAGCACCTCAAATTCCCGCTGCGACATGGCGCTGATTTCCTCCTCGCTCATGTCCGTCAGGAGTCGCGTGCCCGGACTGCCGGCGCCACT